TTTGGTATTCCTACCATTGTAATGCAAAACATGAACGCTAAGTTCAACAGAGCGCAAAGTGCTGGAACTGATTCTGAAGGTGGTTACACTATCCAAACTGACAAAGGCGACTTAATTGAGCCATTTGCACCAGCACCGATAGTAAGCCGAATGGGAGCAACTGTATTGCCAAACTTGGTAGGCGATTTATCTCTTCCAAAAGATACAAACCTTTTCTCAATGACTTGGGAAGGTGAGAATGACGATAGTGCTGAAACAAGCAAAGTTTTCTCTGAAGTATTATTAAGCCCAAAAAGAATGGCTGGATATGCTGACCTTAGTCGCACATTATTACGTCAAGCATCTTTTGACATCCAAAATTATGTAAACAACCAATTCATCGTTGCAGTTAATAGCACTTTGGATGCTGCTGCTATCAACGGAAGTGGAACTGGTGGCCAACCAACTGGTATCTTGAATACTACTGGTATTGGAGATGTTGCTGGTGGAACTAACGGAGCAGTACCAACTTGGGGAAATATCGTTGACCTTGAAAGTGAAGTAAACATTGACGATGCACTTGAAGGTAACTTAGGGTACTTGACTACTGCTGGAATCAAAGGAGCATTGAAGCAAACTTTGAAAGCAAGTGGTGTAGCTGGATACATCTGGGATGGAGAATCAATGAATGGATATAACGCCATGACATCTTCTAACGTACCAAGCAACCTTACTAAAGGAACAAGCAGCGATGCTAACGCTATCGTATTTGGTAACTTTGCAGATTTAGTTGTTGGACAATTTGGTGGAGTATTCATCTTGCCAGATCCATACACACAAGCTGGAAAATCACGAGTTAGAATGCACACTGAACTTTTCTGTGACATCGCAGTAAAAAGAGCAAAGTCATTCGCAGCCATGAAAGACGCATTGACAGCATAATTAGTCTTATTCATATCCCATTGCCTCGCCAAATTGATTTTTGTGCGAGGTTTTTGGGTGAATGAAAGTTATATTTTTAAAAAGCCCAACTGGTATATACAACCTTGCTTATTCTATAGGGCAAACGGCTGAATTGAATTTATTACTTGCAAAAGAATTGATTGCTGCTGGTGTAGCTGAGGAAGTACCAACGGAAAAGGTAGTTGCTAAAAAGCCAGTGAAAAAAGTAGTTGCAAAAAAGAAAAAGTAAATGAGGCAAGAGATAGATACCCAGATACCAGCTACGGATTTGCTGAGTTTAGCAGAGGCCAAAGAACATTTGAGGGTTACTGGCACAGATAGTGATACAGAAATTACCACAATGATTACTGCTGCTGCATCTATTCTTTCTAATCATTTAGGGTTTTACGTTCAAGAAACGGAATACAATCGATTCTGCAATGATTTGGAATTTTTAGCACAAGTAAATAATATTCCTAAGATTTACTACCATCACGAACAACATCCTGGCAACGATTACACAGAAATAACTGATTTCAATTATGATGTGGATGGCTATCAAGTAAAGATAGATTACGATGGCACTTATGACATTGATGAATACGGATATAAGTATAAAATAACAATTGAGGCTGGATATACGGCTGCATTGTTTCCAAAGGATTTGCAAGTTTGTTTAAAGCTTATCGTTGCAGATTTATATGAGCAACGTGGCGATCAATTACCAGTAAAATTGCACTACATTCCAAGAGGGGTTTCTGCGATTGCATTTAACTATTGTTTAAGGGCATTTACATAACATGAACGCTGGACGATTAGATAGACTTGTAAGCATTCAATATCCAACTGTCGCAACAGATAGTTTTGGGGCAAGTGGCGCAATAACTTGGACAACCTTAACTACTCAAATGTGGGCAAGAATGGAAACAAGCCTAAGTTCAGAAAGCGTGTCTGCTGATAAAGTAGAAAGCACCTATCCAGTAAAATGGACAATGAGATACTCTACACAAATAAACGAATCAATGCGCATTGTTTATGAAGGCCAGAATTATGTAATCAAAGGAATAAGAGAAATCACAAGGAGGCATTTAATCGAAGTGCAAACAGAATTAGTATCGTAATGGCAAGGAAAACAACAAGATTAGAAGTAAACATGGCATCAGTTGTTCATAAAATGAAATACTATGAAGCATCCCTTGCTGATGGTAGAGTGCGTGAGATGATGAAAGAGGAAGCTAAAGTTATTGTTTCCAATGCGAAAGCAAATGCAAGGCCATTAAGCACAAGGGTCGCCAATTCAATAGGATTTATAGAGAAAAAAAATTATCCCTACAACATACTAATTGGCCCAGCATACCCACAAGGAAACTTGGCGCATTTTTTTGAATATGGAACTGCACCAAGATCAAATGCAGATGGGCATAATAGGGGAAGAATGATTGCAAAGCCATTTATGAGGCCAGCAATAGACAACAACATAGCAAGCGTAAAATTAAAAATATTAATACGTTTGCAAGAAATAGTAAGAAAGTTAAAAATTAAAAAATAAATATAAAATGGCAACATCAGGAACAATTAACGGAACTCTAATCCGATTATTTCACGACAATAGTGGGACATTAGAGCCGATTGCAAACTTAGTAAGCAACGATATTTCGTTTACTAAGGATTTAATCGAAGTAACAAGCAAAAGCAGTGCTGGAAGTAAAGAATTTATGTACGGACATTTTGGTGCGTCAGGATCATTTGAAGGACGATTTGAGGACACAACAGTTGGATCGGGAGATTATTCTTTTGCTGACCTTTATTCAGCAATGATTGCTGGAACTACTTTGCCAGTGGTATTCACAACAAATGAATCTGGCGATGTTAAATATTCTGGATCAGCGTTATTAGGTAGCTTATCGCTAAGCGCACCAGATAATGATGCTGCAAGTTTTTCAGGAGACATCACAATTACTGGAGCAGTAGCACAAGGAACAGTTTAATTTAAGAAAATATGGATAAGATTATATTTTTAGACCAAGAGTACGATGTTCACTACAATATGTTATCTTTTGAAAAGATTGCAGAAGATATGGGCGTTGAAAATATCGAGGAAATGGGGCAGCAAATGATGTCTGGCAATATAAAAGTGCTACTTAAAAGTAGTCGTATTATTGCCTATAACGGCTTGCTTTGTGCAAGTAAAGTAAACGGCACAGACTGCCCCTTTGATTCGGTTGAGCAACTTGGCGAAAAAGTTACAAAGTTTTCCGATTTAAACCCATTTAGCGAAGTATTTACAAAATCTTGGCTTGGGTTTTTTACAGAAAACTCAGATGAAAAAGTAGAAAAAAAGGCGAAGGGGGCAAAGTAGTCCCCACAACCTTTAAACTACTTAAAACTGTGGCCTACGGAGAATTAGGCTTGCGCCAAAAAGAATACGAGGAAAGTAGTCCAGAGTATTTAACTTTAGCAATTGAAGGCAAGCGCAATGCTGATACTGCAAGAACAAAAGAAACCTATGAAATTGCTCGAACATTGGCATATTTCTCAGTTTCGCCACATACCAAAAAGAATATCAGCCCTAAGAAATTGTGGCCGTTTTATTGGGACGAAAAAACTCAAGGAACGCTGGATTGGATTAAGGCAAACAAAGACAAATTTGAAAAACTAACATTGAATTAAAGTGAAGCAAGGGAAAGCAATATACAATCTATTATCATCTGCAAGCGCAGTCACAGATATTGTTGTCAATCGAATTTATCCATTAAGAGTGCCAGATAAAACGGCATTTCCTTGCATTACTTATCAAACTATAAGCAACGTCCCCTATAATTCAAAATCAGGGTTTACCAGCTACCAATCAAGGGTGCAAGTAAACGTTTTTGAAAACGATTACAACAATGCTTTTATTTTATCAGATGCTATTAAAACGGCATTAGCCGATAAAGTTGGAACGTTTGGAACTGTAGTTGTTCAAGGCACTAAATTTCTTAACCAAATTGATCAAGAAGAAGATTTTGCAGATGGGTTTGGGTTAGTTCATTTTATATTAGAATTTAGCATCACATACAATGAGTAGGAAAACAGATTTAAATTTAAGCATTGGCGTTGATGTAAAGAAAGGTTTTGAGGAAGCCGTTGTTGATATTAAAAACAATGGAAACAAACTTGCAAAGGCATCAAAGCAAATTGCACAATCCATTGGCAAAGATTACGCAGCGTCTTATAAAAAATTTAATAGTTCATTTAAGGAAACTAATCTTATAATAAAAGACCAAGAAAAGAACCTTAAAATACTTACTAATGAATTACGGCAATTAGAAAAACAAGCGAAAAAATACGTTGTCGTTCCTCCAAAACTTAGGTCAGAATTAAACCATGTCACAAGGGCATTAACAGATCAAAGGAAAGGTTTAAAAAGGTTAACTGGCCAAGCACTTGCCTATCAAGAAGGCATGAAAGCATCCCAAATGAAAGTAGGGATTCAAGAGGTTGGTAATGCAGTTGAAGGGGTTGCAAGGTCATTTCAAGTGGCCCAAGGTGCAGCAGCATTACTTGGGGATGAAAATGAAGATGTAATGAAGGCGATGCACAAGATGCAAGCCGTAATGGTTTTTGCTGAAGGTTTGCGAGGATTAAAACATCTTAAAACATCTTTTGAACTTTTAAATAAAACTATAAAAAATAATCCTATTCTTGTCGCTGCTGCTGCTATAACTGCGTTAGGTGTTGCAGCAATGAAAATAAGCCAACATTTTGACAAAGCCTATCAAGCGCAAAAAAGGCAACAAGAGATAACAGAAAAAGCAAAATCTTCTATCGATAAAGAGATTACAACTTTGGATAATTTAGTAGCAATTGCTAAAGATGAAACGATTGCAAGAGAAACAAGGTTAAAGGCCGTAAAAGCCTTAAATGATAATTATCCAACAACTTTAAATAATTTAAAATTAGAAAAGATTGGTGAAGAAAAAGCAACTAAAGCTATTAATGCAACTAAAGATGCGTTATTAAATAAAGCAAAGGCTCAAATTGTTCAGGAAGAATTAGTTGAAACTATAAGAGAGCAACGAAAGTTAGAAAAGGAAATTGAAGGGGGACAAAAAAGTAATTTTGGAATTTATCCAAGATTGTTTAAGTTTATTGGTCGTGGTTTTGTATCTGCTGAGGATGCAATAGAGGGAGCAAATAAACAAGTAGAAAAATTAAAAGAAGAACTTAAGGGATTGACTGCATCTGGTGGAATGCCTGATATTGATTTAAGTGGAGATGATAAAGACAAACCAAAAAAACTTACACCATTTCAAATAAATACTAAGAAATTAGAGAATAATTTAATTGATGCAAAGAACAAGGTAAAAAGAAAGCTATTAGATGGCATTATTTTAGAAAAAGATGCAAAAAACCAGTTAGCAAAATTAGAAGTTGATTTTGCTATTAAAAAAGTAGAAATTGCCAAAAAGTATGCAGAAGAAGCAAACAAAGCAGAAGCTAACAGTTTAGATAAACAAATAGCTTACAAAAAAACATTATCAGAGCAAGAAAAGAAAGATAAAGAACAAGCATTTGAAACAACCTTAGAAGAATTAGATACTCAAGAACAAAAAATTGAGAATCGAATAAATGAAAGACTTGCAAAAGGTGTAGATACACAAGCTGAACACGATAAGAAAATATTTGATGCCAAATCTTTACACTTGGCTGGTCTTATTGGCTTATATCAATCTCAAGGGATGGAAACTGCTGAACTTGAAGCCGAATTGCTTAAAACCCAAATTGATTATGCCAAACAATTAACTGCTGAAAAAGCTGCACAATTAAAGCAACAAGCAAAAGATGAGGCTGCTGCTAATAAAGAGTCGGAAACATTAGCAAAGGAAAAACTAAGGCAAGAAAAAAACCTTAATAACCAATTAAACCGAATACTTAGTCAATCTCAAGTCAATTTGTATAATAATATGGCTCAAAATATGGGGCAAGCTATTGCAAATAATGAAAACGTTGGAGAGGCGATGGGTAACACAATAATGTCAGGAATTGCAGATTTTATTACAAATATGGGGCAAATGATGATAACTGCTGGTGTTGCAAAGCTGGGTTTTGATTCTGCGATGGTTCAATTTGGTGGTGCTGGAGGTGCAATTGCTGCTGGTTTTGGTTTGGTTTTAGCTGGCTCTACAATGAAAAATGCAATGAGTAAAGATATTGCAAAACCTACGGCATTGGCAGAGGGTGGTGTAATGAAAGGAACGACCTTTGGAATGTTGGCCGAATACAATACTGCGAACAATGATCCAGAGGTTGCGATTAGAAGTAGTTATCTTCGTGGAATGATAGCAGATGCAGTTGGCAATAATAACAATGGTGGCAATGTAAAATTCAGAATTGAAGGCAGAGATTTAGTTGGTGTTTTAGGTAGGGGATTGAAAGACAACAGTAGAGCATAATGGGAGAAGTTTATTATGGAGAAGTTGAAAGTATAACTGGAAACAGTTACAGAGTTGAAATACATCACAAAACGAATACGCCTACAGCAGAAGAAGTCAATTTAGCAACTGGAGGTTTTGAACTTAATTATGAAGGTCAAGGCTCTACAACCTATGAAAATAACATTATGGGTTCAAGTTGTTCTTTCGATATCCTTGTTGAATCACAAGCCGTATTGGATGGATTGTCTGCAATTGCAGAAAGCAAAGAGAATGATTATTTACTTGTAATCTACAAGGGGCAAGATTTATTCTGGCATGGAACAATTGTAACTGACCAAATGACTTTGCCAAGGGCAAGTTTTCAAGGTACGCCATCGGTAAATATAAAAGCAAATGACCGATTGAAATTGCTTAGTTCAGTTGAGTTTGATTTTGGTACGTTTTCCTTGCCATTAAATAGGGAAAGAGGGCTTGAAATTATCAAGCAAATAATTCAGCATAACAATACTTACATTACTGCTTTGTATGGTGCATCTTCTCGCTATTTATTAGATTCTATTGA